GACCTTTATCTCATAAGTCCCCAAAGAGGTTCCAATTGATTCATCATCTTGTCCATAATAAGTATCTCCGGTAGTTAGGCCTGAAAACCCATCTACTATTCCATCTTTTTGAATAGTTACTGTTCCTGCATCAGCAGTAGTAGTAATTGTAAATCCTATAAATTCTAATGTAGATGTAGTATTTTGGTCAGCATCAAGTATAAATGCTTTACCAGATGTAGCTGATAAATATGTTGCTTGTGGTGTTGTATCACCAGTAAATGCTTCTCCAGCAGTAGCTGTAAACTGTACGGGCTTATAAGCAAGGCCACCACTTGTTTCTATTCTTGTGTGTGTGGTTGTTGCACTAAATGTACTTGTTGCTGTAAATGTTGTAAGTCCTGTCCAAGTAAATGTTTCGCTTAAATCAATCCAACCTTGAGCTAAATAACCATCGTTCTCTGACCATATATCCCATAATCCAGTTCTGGCATCAGAGGGCGTAGATGAAGAATGCTGTGATTGTTGGACGTGGGGTTCGGTAGCCCCCCAAACAGTAGAAGAGGCATTTTCAACCCTTGTGGCTAATTCTGATATACCAGCGACTGTCAGTGATGAAGTCGCCGCACCCTGATTAACAAGATTATCAACATATCCTTTAGTGGCAAATTGATTAGTTGTAGTGGGTGATGTTCCGTCAGAAAACTCTGGAAAAATATCAAAAAACTTCTGTCCAGTAAGAGTCTGCGTATTAGCAAGTGAAACATACTCATTGAATAATTGAGGCGGGTCAGAGAATATTACCTGTGAACCTCCTGCATGAGCAAATTGTAATGTAGATGAAGATGTAAATGGAGTAATAGGCGAAAGCCCTCTGGTACAGCCCGATAAAGTAGCAGTATCGTTGGCATTTTGAACAACAGTAGTACAACTTACAATTTCTTGTCTTTTCGTGCTTCCGGGCTCTAAGGTTATATAAAAAGTATCTGATAAATCAGAATCTTGTATCTTATAACCGTTTTGAGGAATAGTGAATGATTGTAGGGTAATTGAAGCGCCGGACGAGGTTATGCCTGACCCGGCTAGAGTATAAGTTGATCCTGCAATAGGGAGTGTAGCACCAAATATCAATTCTGAATCTAATTGAGTTTCATACCATTCCAATAAAGTCAGATTTTGATCATATGTTCCTTCATAGTCCTCAATTCCTATACTTTCTGCAACCACTGCCCTCTCTGAGAATACTCCGTATTCCCACAACTGTTTTGCTTGCGCCGTTATTCCGACACCAAATGAAATTGCTAGTATAATAATTAGTGTTTTTTTTATCATGTTTTTATGTTTGTGGGTTTTCGTTTTGAAATGGATACATTTGCTCCATGACTAATGATAGCCCAATATTTATCTACATCATTTGTTTCAAAGGTGGCTTGAAGCTCAAAAAAGTCTTCCTTTGCTAATTCAATAATTGTCCTAAACTTTCTAGCATCACTTGGTGGATTAAGAAGCCCGCCTAAAGGATTTACTGCCAATGATTGTTGGGCCAATGAGTTAAATGGAACACTACCTTCTAAAATATTTTCATTAGACCCGTCAATCTCTTTTTCAACTTTTTGGGTAATACCATCAAAATCATAACTTAATGTTAATAAAAGTTCAGTTGTGTTCGGGGTGATTTCCCCCTCTACATAATATTCATCAAAATTCTTTAATCTTGCTCTTTTGTCATAATTATTATAAGCAAAGACTGCCTTAGCATTGATTGGAAGTTTGTCAGCAATTGGGATGTCTGTATAATGCCCGTCACTTCCTCCATCAAATAATAAATATGTTTCAGGAACAGCGTTACTATGCAAATGAATCTTCTCACCATTTGATTTATCTATTCCGCTTCCAGAATCAATAATTGATAATGGCCCTGCGGGTAGAGTCATCGGAGGATTCCAATATCTAAATAATTTCCCGTCTGCGTCTTCAATGAAGTTAAGCATATAAAGTCGTGAACTTTGAGGTGCTGATATATAAATCGTATTCTTATACCACTTCATAAACGCATCTGGTTTTTCATTGCTATCAAACCAATTTTCTGCGTCAAAATCAGGTTTTATAGGATTTGAAAATGTTCTTGGATCTAATCCCTCTAAGTCTTCAGGATTTTCTATAATCCTTAGAGCTACCTCATACGATAGGTAAGCAATTGAATTGCCTATCGGGATTACGCACTCTTGGCTTAATGCTCCTTGATTTGCACCTATGTCTAATCTTTTAACTCTTAATGTCTCAGAAAGTGTTCCGCCTATATCTAATTGGTTAAATTCATTCTTAAATGCCGTTGATTGACCCGAAAATACCACCAACAAGCTTCCTAGCGCCGTTATAGCGCTTGTAGGGTCATCCAGGGTCAGTAATGCGCCTTCTCCTGTTACACGTGGACTGCTAAAGGTAAAATCAGTATAATCGCTATTTTTAGATACAAATACCTCTTCTGAATCTTCTGACCCTACCACTAATTGATTCTCAAAATCATAAACAATATGATTATTTCTTCCGTCTTCTGGTGCATTGTCATTTGTTACTACTTTTTGGATAGCGACTGAATCAGCCGCTTCACCGCTTGGGTCGGGAGTAACGCCTGTCAAAATAGTAGTAGTTTCACCACCAGTGTAAGTATATTCTGTGCCATTAATGATAACTATTTTGTTTCCATTTACATAAAATCTTGATTGCGCCCAGGTGTCTGTTCCATTCTTTGTAATAGTATTTGAAGTAGCGCTAGTAATTGTTGCCACTGCTCCATTCCAGCGATATAGTTTATCATCGCCATTTGCCATTATTTGAAAATCAAGGTCTTCAGTAGTGTCATAAATTGTTGCTGCTCTCAATCTTTCAGTGGTACTCCAACCATTTCGCACCCTATACCAAGCATCTAATTCTACTCCATCAATTGTTCTTAAATAAACTTCTAATTCATCATCATAAAATCTTTGTGGCAGCTTTGTGCCTGTGCTTGTTTTCCATGTCCAAGCATTCCTATTTTCTGTTAAAGCAGTATTTCCCGCTCCTAGTCTTGTATAACCGCTTCGGGTTTTTACCTTCTTTTGAAAATCTATCAATACATTCTTTGAACCACCTACTAACAATCTAAAATCTGTGTTACTGGGTTCATGGCTTGTAACATAACCTAAACTTTCCTCGGCTAAAATAAAGTTTTTACTCATTTAATGTCTCCTATAATAACTTCTTGCCGGCCATCGCCTTCTACCCGGCGCTGAACCATAATACGCTATGGCTTTTTTAGCTTGATTTGGATGTTCGCCCCTATATTTCCCATATAACCCTAATTTGGCTGAATTATCTGAAGCGCTAGGGTCGCCATGTAACTCTTTAATCGCATAACCAATATCAAAGGTTGAATCCGCACCCTCGACTTGTTGTGCGGCCGCTATCAAACTCTCAAGCAAGAATATATTTATCCCATCATTATCCAAAACAACAACGTCATCATCTGAGGTGGTTCTGGTGATATAAGTTCCTGATGTATTTTGAATCAAAAACTTTGAATAATACTTTAAGTCAAAAGCCCGACCAACCGAAAAGACTATATTATCCAATCTAACATCCGCTATTGCTCCCGTTGTTGCGCAAATTACTCTAAAACTATCAATCGTGGCCGGAGCTACTGTACCTGTTTCCGTGGCTGTACTCCATGGTACTTTGATTAGATTCCAACCTACCTTAAAGGCAGTGCCATCAGCTTGAGTCGTTTGAGCCACACCAGTCCAATAGTTTGTGGTTAAGTCATTGCCCCAGATAGCAGTAATTGAGGTTAGACTGGTTACTGCTGGAAAATACATCCAAAAGAAAATCTCACCTATCTCATCCTCATCAGTCATATCAACTGCCGACATATCATCATTGTTAATCCCATCACCACTTGTCGCAATATCAAACCTTACCGATCCATTGCCTGATTGATAATAAATCTCATCTTGGACTATGTTAGTTGCTGTTCCAACAGCATCCCAAGTTCCGTTATTATCTATATTGTTGACGGAGTGTAATGTTACACCCTGTCTTGACCTCCAGTTAATTCTAATTATCTTGCTACCCTCGCTACCTTCTATGCTTATTTTCTTATTTGTCAGTTCTTTTTGTAAGTCAAAAGATTCTACATATCCTCTATTAGCTGAATCGTGACTTTCTCTACGAGCTTGAGGCATTAAATCTATCAGTGCCTTAAAATCAGAAGGTAATGAGTAATTATACACATCATCATGTATTACATTGGTTAAAGGCGCTATTCGCATTGTTTCTAACGGGTCAATATGAGCCAATACTTTATTTGAAACACGCTCAAAAAGAGCCTCTATATTACGGACTTTATTTAAAGTCCCACCATGTAATTGAGCTGACAAGTTTTCCTTAATTTGGGTTATTGTCATATTTTACTTGTAATTAACTTGAATCTGCTTACTTGCGTACGACCCAATCTCCACTCCTATAAAGGAGCAGAGTTGGGTAGTAACTTAGCTTGGGTCTGTACAAGTAAGTTTTGCTGCAGCTTCACCCCTACTATTAAGAATATTCCAATTGGTTCCGTCAGAAATAAGTTCTACAAAATCTCCAATTGCTTCTCCGTCTTCGATGAAGTTAATATAATCTTCACCAGAACAAGCAACGATAGCATCGTTGACAAATAATGAGCCATTGATGTTATCGCCCTCTGCACTTGCTATTACCATTGACGATGTGTCAAAAGCGGTTTGGATAGAGAAGATGAAACGCGCTCCTGTATTCGTAACTGCTGGAAGCGTAGTTGTTGCTCCTGTTGTGTCAAAGAAATTAACACTACCACTTTGATCAGCAGTAAGAGTAAGAGCTGAATTGGTTGAAGTACTATATGTATCCCCATATAAAAACCCAGATACAGTCCAAGCCCCCGTAACACTTCCACTAGCTAGTGTGGCTGCACCGGTTGAAGTAAGAGTTGTACCTCTTACCTCACCAGAACTTGGAGAAGTACTATCTGCACTAATTCCGTTAGGAAATCTAGTGCCAGAAGCGCCAAAATTAATACCCTCGAAATCATCTAGTGAAGCGCTATCGAGAATAAAATTAGCTTCCTCAATGTTTTCAATGATATATGTAGAACTTCTGTCAATCGCATTAACAAAACCTACTGCCACTAGAACCACCAATAAAGCAACCACCACAATGATTGTAATTCCGTTTAATTGTTTCATCATGATTTTAATTAGTTGATTAAGATTAAGTGGTTCCATTTGACCCTAGATAACCCGTCCAAGTTCCAGGAAAAGTAATTTCATGGAATTTAGACCTGAGTAAATAACTATCATTCGCTGTATTCTCAGGTGGAATCAAAGCTGTTGTTAAGCCATAGAAGACTTTTCGGCAGATTTGATGTGACCGAGAAATTAAATGATAGGAAGTGGCTGCATTGGTTTCATTGCTAAACGTTGACCCCAAAAAGATTGAAGCATAGATTCGCACAGTGCCATAATCAGTATCAAAGATATTGATTTGGTTTTCTGCGCCGAATGGAGCTAGTTGCGAGTTCATTGTTTCTTTAGCAGTTTTGTAAAGAGTAAATGGAACTAACAATCCCTCAAATACATGAGAGCCTGCTTCGCCATCTTGAGCATATTGGTTAGCTAATGAAGTTACATTAGTCCACAGATTATCTGCTGTTAGACTACCTGTTTCCAAGTTGTCCACTGTTTGACCCTTAAGAGCAACATGACTATTTGAAGCCAATGCTTGCCCATCAGGAGTGGTGTGTATAGAACCAGAGAAAGCATCAGCGTATGTTCGCTGTATTGCTTCTTTATCCTGAGTAAGTCTTGCGCGATCACCGACTTGTTCACCGATTTTCGCACGCTTGCCAACCATATCCGCCTTAAAGGCTTCATCAGAAATTGGAACCTGTTTAATCCATTTCTGACTTTGTTTGGTTGTTTGGTTGCCGATCCATGTATCAGTATTGACTAATTCTTCTTGTTCGCTAGTTGCTTCAAAGGCACCAACATTGGAATCTTCATCCCAAATAAAGCCGATACCTTCTGTTTCACCTTGCTTAAAGAAGAAATCATCGGTAGCACGCAGATATTGTGGTTGCTGTTCTCTGGTGTACTCTTCCCACAATACTGCATCAATACCAGTCAAAACCGCATCTGGAGACAACTCTCCTGTGTGTCCGCCTGAAGGTTGCATGATTTTTTTCCTTTAATTAGTTAGTAATTAGAACGATTAAGTTCTGTCAAATCGGTAGCAATCTCCATCTACTGTTACATCCAAGGTTCCAACTGAAGGGTTCCCGCCTTGTAGTTGAAAGCCAGAAGTGTCAGCGCTTGGAGCAACTTTAATAGTAAAGAGAGGGCCACCATCGCTAGCGCCTGTTGCATTGTAATCAATCAACATCATGTCTTGAATTAACGCTAAAATTTCTGCGTCTGTATCAATTGATGTAGCTGTCTCACCCTTGCCCCTAATACGACCTAACCATGGGATTGGGTTAGAACAAGTAACTGTTTGAGCCACCAATGTATCAGTTGAGTTCTTTGGTTCTGCCTCTTCGGTAGCAATACCACCGAAAACATCAGTACCAACAACTAATATATCAATAGCGGCAACAGTAAAGACGTTAGCTGAAGCGGCTCCCGATGACCAAGTAACTGAACCTTGAATCATGGGTTCACCAGAACTAAATCTGGTTGCAGAGGCCGCTACTCTGCGTGGTAACGATTGGCTAAGGCCAATCACTTGTAAATCTGCACGCATAGTTTTATCTCCTTTATAAGTCTTACATACGCAAAAAAGCGTAGTCCATTAAGACCCTTTAATTAACTTCCCCCTATGGACAGAGGTGTATTACCCCTTTATGGAGCAACTTCGTTAAGTCGACAGAGGCCGAGTAACCCACTTATCCTTGACTTTTTCCCGAATAAGTGTTTGCCCATTATTGAGTTTCTTTTCCCATCGCCTACTAGTTCCGTTCCATTTAAAACCGACTTGTTGTAATACAGTCTTATCTGCATTACTAACTTTTGGTTCAGAACCTTTGGGCTTATCATGGTGAGTACCAGCAGTGTCCTTAGATGATATATCTCTACCTCTTAAAGCGCGTTTAAGTTCAGTGTTTTGCCCAATAATTTTAGGAGCGTTAGCAATTAAGTAAGCTTCTTTGAGTTTTTGATCTAATGTTAGATGAGCAGGAAATGTCCTAGATCGGTACACTTCCATAACGAGTTCAGCCTCATCAGCAGAACCAGAGATATTAGAAGCAATTTCTTTGGCTTTGCTCAAAGTTTGCTCCTTGCGATCTTTGTCTAAAATCGCATCTAGTTCTTTTCTGGTGAGAGGTTTCTCATCTTCATCTAAATCATCATCAAAATCATCAACTTCCGCTTCTTCACGTTTACGCCTTTCCTCTCGTAGCTTAAACGCAGAATCAGCGGCCGCTTTTTCAGCTTTCTCTCTTGCTTCACGTTCCTTTTCGGCTTCTGCCTTATAGTCTATGTCAACGTTCGAATCCTTATTTTCCTCTGATTCGACATCAGATTCCTCTTTTGTCTCCTCTTCAGAACCTTCGGCTTCGGTATCCGTCTTTGTTTCTTCCTCCTTAGGATCGGTAGTTTCGGTCTCTACCTTTTCTTCTTCTTTAGTCTTTTTCATAATGACATCTAGTTTAGGTGATAGTCACCATTTAGTTTATCACATCCGCTTTTTTGACTGCGGTAGTGTCATTTTTGTTAAATATTCCTGAATCTTTAGCTATACTTTTTAATCTTGTTTCAATTGTATCAAAGGCATACTTCCAGAACTTAGCCGTGATTACATGCAAATCATTTTCTGCCAATAGATACATCTTTTTATAAACCCGATATACAGTATCTTCTTTAACGACCTGCCAGAGTTTAGTGTTAATAAACTGCTGGGCTTCTGCTACTAATAACTTCCTTTGAGCATCTGACAAGGCTCGTCCTTTGAAAAACCATTTTCCGTTATTCTCTTTCAGTATATCATCGGCCGATATGGTATTAAAAGTTTTCTTTAATGCCATAGTCAGTATCCTATGTTTTTCCCGTCTATCTTCAATATCCTCTATTGCTTCTAAAAGACTTATATGCCCACCAAGTTTTCGTATCAGCCATTTTCTCATTATTTTTTCTTTTTACTTTTAGCTTTCTCTTTTTCAATATATTGAGCGGCAGCTACCGTAGGTGGTAGTGCTTTACCCTCTGGAACTTCTACAACTGTTCCTTGAACATCAGTAAAGAGCAACATAACTTCAGGTTTCTTTCGAGACTGCTTGTTCTCAAAGTCATAAAAAGAACCCGTCTTGACCTTTATGCTATTTTTGGTAATAAGACCGCCTAATTTATCATAAGCGACTAATATATCTTTCTCTGAAGCATCTTCACCGAGACCACCTTCCAACGTTCCGCCAGAAGCCATACTGCCGTTAATAACACGCTTCAGCTTAGCCTCATTGACACACACATATCCTTCTAACTTTTTACCTTCTTTTTTTACAATTTTCTTTTTCTTTTTTGCTTTTATCATAGTTTTAATTTATTTATGGTTGCACAGCGAGTCTTTTATTGGGACTGACATTTGCAGGAGCAGGTAATTCTTTCGCTGTCATTTCAGGCTGTTGGGGTTGCATCTTTTCTGGTGACTTTATTATACTTTCACCATCACTTTGGAAAAAAGCATGCGCCACCCTGCGATCAATGGACTCCATATCAATATATGGGTCATTGGCCAACTCTCTGCGTAAATGTAATAGAATTGGTTGCCAGTATTCAGGACTCTTTGAGTGCATTTCCTCAATATCGACCTTTGTTAGATACTTAAACTTAGCAAATAATTCAGGATTAACTTTTCTTATTGAAATCTTTTTATCCGGATAACCAGACTCTTCTAATAGTTTAAGATTGGCCATCTTTACTTCTGGCTCACTCATTTGTTTACCGATTAAACTTTCGTCAAAAATAATATTCATATCCCTTTGCTTGCCGCCAGTCTCTTTATTTTCTAAATAGAACTTGCGATATTTAAGCTTCATACCGCTACCAACCAACTCATCAATTTGTGGCGCTGTTATATTGTTAATAGCGATATCTTTCATTAAATCACCGAATTGAATAACTGATTGAGCAAGGGATTTGGCCACCGCTCCTATCATTTTCTTAGCGTTTGCTTGAGCTTGAGCTACGCTATATGCCTTTTGAGCAGCATCCGGCAGTTGGCCCTCCATTGTTGGACTAATGCTTCCCTCATCCATTGACTCTTCAGTTTCTTCAATAGCTTTAAGACCAAGATTAGTATTAGATGGTGGAAGCAGAGGTGAAACCTTTGCGTCTTTGTTTTCTAGGGCGACAACTGCGTTTGGGAATATTACCTCGCTATCAACCTTATCTGTTCCAGATATTGCTATTGGCATTTCTACTTCCAATAAAGCTCTGTTCATTACTATCTCAGTCATTGCGTCATAGAGATCATTATCCCAGCCCATAGCATTCATCATTGACTTGTAGTAGAAGAAGTGCGGGCCAATACGATGATAACCAAATGGCACTATATTATACTTCGGCGCATTTCTGTTATCTCTGTGCTTAATAGGATTATTCTCAACATTGGAATCTCCCATATAGATACCGTTAATAAATGCCACTTCTGAATCCTCCCGTCTATTTTGATGTATTTCCTCGGCCACTAAATCTCTGTGGTCGTCATCGTATATATCATAAAATAAGTCATTTGCCTCAGAATAAATAGATTTAATTCCTGTCTGAACATAAGGCCAATTCTCGTGTTCACCATACTTTGCTTCTAATTCCTCTTTCTCAATATATCGTCTTTTAATAACTGACTTCTGTTTTTGTATATTTCTTTCGTATGCGTTGGTTATCAGAACTTCATTACACGCCCAAATATCTGCCCTAAACCCCGATAATACTTCGTCTGCTACCTCTTGGACTTCAATCTCGCCACTATCAAGTTTAGTCTTAATCTTCTGCATCACCTCGCAATACTCTGCCCCCAAATATATTACAGGACTGGTCATCATACCGAACACTGCTTGCAAAAATGAGGCCTGATAATTTGAGTTGGTAGGTTGAGCCATCCACTCTATTACATCCCTCATAACCTCGCTAAAACCTTTGTCAACTTCGTCCTCATCATTTTGAGCCATAAACAAAGGTAGAAGGAAATTGCTCGTCAATTGAGCATGCATCGCTATTGCCTTGTTCCTTGCTTTTGACCTAGTGCCTCGCCACTTCCAAGCTTCGTTTGCATCTTCGTAGGAGGTATCTACAAAAGCATTGAACATTGACTGTCCTCTGTTCTCGTCTGTGATAACAGAGCGATCGTTTAATTCAACCCATGGTTCATTGAGTATTCTGTGGCCCTCGTAATAGTCCTCTTTAACCACTTTGGTTAAATCTACAATCTCACGACTGGGCTGATAAGCTGATATATTCTTTTTTTGTCCTTTTGGAATTTCACCAATCATGTTGTTTTTTATTTATTTTATGTCCTACCAAATCGTTTGGGTCTAATAACCCTAACGCCTGATTTTTGTAAATCCTGCATTATATCATTTGTTAATACTTTTTGTTTTGGCCTAAATATGTGGACTCCTGTTTTGTTCGTTGTTGGCTTCGCCCAACCCAACGCCAAAGCATCTGCAATATCTGGGCTTTGTATTCCGTCTTTTAACATTTCCTCTTTAGGCATTATCTTTATTTTTTTATCCGATTGCACTTTCCACTTAATAACCAAAAGTTCTTCCCATCCTCTGTGCCTCTTTAATTTAAAGCCTGACTTTATCGCCTCACCTGCTCCCCAATAACTCTGCGCTCTAATGTTAATAAAATCATCTTCTTCTGATTTCTCACCATTATTTACGCCTACAACAATATCCTTTATTTCCTCAATTTCTTTCAGTCTATCAGTCGGCCCTTTGCCAACACCTATGTTATCAATAAATATTCCATCTGTTATATAATTACTGTCAGCGGCATATCTACTAACCAATCCAACTAAAGTCATTGTATCTGATAATCTTTCATGATACAAGATCTCTGCGCCATTCTTTGCTTTCCTTATAATCGTTGAGTAGTTGTTACCTCCTCCGGCCACATCTACAAGCAACTGGGTATTGCCTGCAAGCTGAATATCATCTGTATAAGCTTTATCCAAGTCATCTTCAGTAACAAGCGATGAATAACCTCTATCATCTATCGCATCTGGGTCAGGGAACTTACACTCATAGAGCATTCCGAATACCTGTGGGTTGGTGTTTCGTTTCATTTCATCTACAAACTCTTGTGTCATTCTGCCTTCTTTAATGCCCTGTCTGTAATCAATCTTGATCCGATAGTAATGCTCATCTCTTGAGGAACGATAATAGTGATTCCTCCTCATTGCGTTTCCTACCTCAAGCAAAAAGTTCTTCTTATATCCTCCAAGCATTCTTAGTATACCAGCGTATTGAACATCATCTACTAAAGAACTTTCATCAATGGCTATATTTTGGGCGCCAAATCCCATCAAAGCATCTAGCACATCTTTTGTTCTTTTGCCTTCCGATGAGATTATAAATACCTCTCCTAGTAATCCATCTGAATGCCTGAAGTTTAACCTGTCCTTGCTTCGTTCTCTCCTGATCCGTTCTCTTGTTTCCCCTTTGGCTATTTCAAACTTGCTGGCCGTATATTCATTATCAAATATGTGGTCAATGACATAGCCCATAATAATCTTGGCCTTCTTATTTGACGGAGCTACAATTGCCCACTTCTCTGGGAATGTTGAGACTGCTGTTAGAATGCCTAATCCGACAATAAGGGATTTGCCATATTGAGTATAGGTTAAACAATGAACTCTTGGTTTATTTTTAGTAAGAACTAACTCAAATATCTCTGCCTGCCCTTTTGTGAGGATAAGCGGATTTCCTGCCTCGTCTTTATATAAATTCTTACATAACTTTTTAACATCTGTCATTTCCTAAATGATTTTACTATTTTTTCTAGACTCTTTACCATTTCCTCTTTTGCCGGATCAAATATATCCAATGGTTGTTTTGGCATTCCATCCATATATGCCCATATTCTATCTATCATTTTTGTATCACCATCCTTAATTGCTTTGCTCATTATTCTTTTAATAACTAAATCTGCGTATGTTTTCTTGTCTTCACCCTCTGGACACTTTTGAAGTTCTTCTCTAACCAGTCGTGTTATTGAAAATCCATCTCCACTTCCTTCTGGCCTACCATCGGGATTACCGCTTTCACCCTTAATGAATCTGCCCTTTTCATCCCTGTTATTTTCCTGATTTTTCCTGTTTTTTTCAGGTTTTGACTTTTTTTGCTTTTTTTGTAATATTGGTTTACTCATTTGTTTTTTCACAAGAAATCAGTTTCATCTATTTGTTTTAGTTGTTTGAAATTAACCTTTATATCTCCTATGTTACCCTTATAAAAAACTACAATATTTGAATGCAACCTTTCCACTTTGGGTATATTATTTATACTTTTCTTTATACCCCCAAGACTACCCTTAAAAAATACTAATATATTCTGATGAACCCTCACAACTTTTCTGTTTTCAAAATGTCCCCTTGCTCTTACCCCCGCACTTACTAACGAATTAGCTAAAATTATATCATTATAAAAGCACAAACCATTTCTTTCAAATATACTTATTGTATCATTAACAAAGTTTCTTATTTTACCATCTTTGTCTCTAATATTTGCCACCACGAAACAAGCAAATCTATTATTTTTTAATCTCTTTATTGTTCTTAAAATTATATCTTCATAAAGTATTAAAAATTCCTTATAGGTTTTACACATTGACAAATCTCCTTCTCCATCTTCATATTTCTCTAAATTATAGTAGGGCGGACAAGTAAATATAAAATCTGCTTTTATATTCTGTGGTATTATTTTGTCTATGTTTTTGCTATCTCCCACAAACCAATTCGGGCTTTGTTTCAAATCTGTTGCTATTTTCCTATTCGCCTCTACCTGCTTTTTACTTAAATCAATTCCATAATATTCTCTCCCCAATATAGTCGCTACCAATCCTCTTGTTGATCCACCAGAGAATGGGTCAATTACTAAACCATTATCTGGACAAAACCACCGATAACAAATTTCTGCTAAAACTGGATCGAATATAGATGTCCCTGTTAGTTTTGCTCCCAATCGTCTGGCTAAATCAAGAAATCCTCCCAATAAATCCCTTTCTCTCCCCTCCCCACTATCTCCAATAAGTTTTATCCATTTTCTTTTTCTATCTAACCAATAATTTCTTTTTGTATCAAATATAGAAAAAGGAGGTATGATAAAATCATCTTTCAATGAATTCATCATTTCTTCTTTTGTCCAATTATCTAACAAGAAATCCTTATCAAATCCCGTTAAATCAAACATGTCATCATCCAATCCCTTCAATTCCTCCACAACTAAATCCATATCCCAATCACTCTCATTTAATTTATTATCTGCCAATCGGTATGCCTTAACCTGTTGTGGTGTTAAATCATCTGCTCTTGTAATCCACGGTTCTTTTATTCCTTCGGGGTATTTCTTATAAGCTAACCATCTTCCGTGTCCCACAATGATTACTCCATCCTTATCAACCACAATCGGCTGTTGCCATCCAAATTCTTTGATACTCTTGGCAATCTGTTTGAGTTGTTTGT